AGTAAGTTTAAAAGGCGTGCTAAATTGGGACAAGCACTAAGAAAAAGAAAAATGTCCTTACGCAGAAGAAGTTCGATGGGATTATAAATGAAACTCATTAAAGAAATATACGAAACGGTAAATTATTTGGTCGAAGATGCCAATGGTAATAAAACATTGCACATTGAAGGACCTTTTCTTGTTGCCGAAAAGAAAAACCGTAATGGTCGTCTTTACGAAGCCGCAACATTAAGAAAAGAAGTAGACCGTTACACAGAAGAATACATCAATAAGCATCGTGCTTTTGGTGAATTAGGCCATCCAGAAACACCATCTATTAATTTAGATCGTGTATCACATATGATTACTTCTCTAAAAGAAGATGGTAATGTATGGGTTGGTAAAGCAAAAATTTTAGATACACCAATGGGATTGATTGCCAGAAGCCTTATCGAAGGTGGCGCTCAATTAGGTGTATCATCAAGAGGTATGGGCTCATTGAAAAACGTTAACGGTGTTAATGTTGTTCAGCCCGATTTCTATCTAGCCACAGCGGCAGATATTGTTGCAGATCCTTCTGCGCCTGGTGCGTTTGTACAAGGTATCATGGAAGGTAAAGAATGGATGTTAGTCAATGGTGTATGGACAGAACAAGACCAATCTCAAGCGATTCAACAGATTCGTAAGGCTTCACGCAAAGAGATTGAAGAAGTAAGTCTGCACATTTTTGAAAACTTCATGAAAAAACTTTAAATATAAATATCCAATATAAATCAAGGAGATTTTTAAAATGTCAAAATTTAATCTGTCCGAAGCCGCTCAAGAAATTTTAAACGGTTCCGTTAATTCTAAAAAGTCTGGTCAAGATAAACCACAGAAGTTAAGTGGTGATGTGGCCTACGGCACTAAAGAAGTTGGTGACATTGGTACTGAAATTACCAAAACTACCGATGGTGCTCCACAAGCAACCAAAGGTGTTCCAACAGCAACTGCTCCTGGCGCAACACCTCCTGTAGGTTCTGAGCCAATGAAAAAGTTGTCTGGTCAGCCAGCGCAATCTGGTTCAGTAGAACAGCCAGAAGGCAAAGCCGGTAAACAAACAATGGCTAAGAATCCTGGTGCCACATTCCAATCTTATGGCGAAGAAGCTGAAGTAGAAGGCGACTTGGTTGAAGAAGAAAAAGAAGAAGGTCATGAAGATGCTGCTCAAGATAAAGCAATGGTAAAGAAAATGCTTAAGAAAGAAAAAATGAAAGAAGATTTAGATGCTCTTTTAGGTGGCGAAAACCTATCCGAAGAATTTGTAAGTAAAGCTTCCACAATTTTTGAAGCTGCCGTTATTGCTCGTGCTGAAGAAGTTATTGCTGAAGCCGAAGTTGCTCTACAAGAACAGTTTGAAACTGCTGTAGAAGAAATTAAAGAAGATTTGGCCGCTAAGGTTGATGACTATCTAAACTACATGGTTGAGGAGTGGATGAAAGAAAACGCTCTGGCAATCGAAAAAGGTCTCCGTGCTGAAATCGTGGAAGACTTTATTACAGGACTTAAAGGTTTGTTTGAAGAGCATTACATCGATATTCCTGAAGAAAAAGTTCAAGTTGTAGAAGAACTTACTTCTAAAGTGGAAGAACTTGAAGCTGCTTTGAACGAACAAATTGCTCGTGGCATTGAACTCTCAAAGTCTTTGAACGAACAGAAAAAAATTGAGGCTATCTACACAGCGTGTGAAGGCCTGACTCAAACTCAAGTAGAAAAATTAAAATCACTCGCAGAGGGTGTGGAATTCACTACTGAGGAAGAATTTGTAGCTAAGGTTGACGTTTTGAAAGAATCATATTTCAAAGCAGATGTCGTAGTTGCAGACAATTCATCTTTGGATGAAGTTCTAGTTGAAGAAGAAAAGAAACAAGTTTTCGCTGACCCTTCAATGGAAGTTTATACAAAAGCAATTTCCCAAACTCTGGCTAAGTAATTAGCTTTAATACATACAAAAGGATAATAAAATGTATTTGACAGAAGAACTACAAAAAAAATGGCAGCCAGTTCTGGAGCATCCAGAATTAGAAGCCATCACCGACCCATACAAGAAGTCTGTTACAGCTCTTGTTTTGGAAAATCAACAACAAGCCATGAATCAAGACCGTCAGGCTTTGAACGAAACAACTTATAGCGCTGGTGCAACCAACGTTACAGGTTCTGCCGTTTCTAACTTTGACCCAATTTTGATTTCTTTGGTACGCCGTGCTTTGCCTAATTTAATCGCTTATGACGTTGCTGGTGTTCAGCCAATGACAGGTCCTACAGGTTTGATTTTTGCAATGCGTGCTCGTTACACAAACCAAACTGGTTCTGAGGCATTCTTTAACGAAGCCAACACAGCATTCTCTGGTTCATTCTCTGAGAACAACCCTTACGGTTTCCAAGGTACCCGTGCAACTGATATTGCAAATTCATTCCAAAACCCAACTGGTAACACAACCACTTCTGGTATCGGTATGCCTACAGCTAACGCTGAATTCTTAGGTATTAACGATGACAGCCGTGTGTTCCAACAAATGGCCTTCTCTATTGAGAAAGTTACTGTAACTGCTCAAAGCCGTGCTTTGAAAGCTGAATACAGTTTAGAACTTGCTCAAGACTTGAAAGCAATCCATGGTCTTGACGCTGAAACAGAATTGTCAAATATTCTGTCTACAGAAATCTTGGCTGAAATCAACCGTGAAGTTATCCGTACAATCTACACATGTGCCGTTGCTGGTGCTCAGTATGGTACAACTACCGCTGGTTATTTTGACTTAGATACAGACTCTAACGGTCGTTGGTCAGTTGAGCGTTTCAAAGGTTTGATTTTCCAAATCGAGCGTGACGCTAACGTAATTGCCAAGCAAACTCGTAGAGGTAAAGGTAACGTATTGATTGTATCTTCAGACGTAGCATCTGCAATGGCTATGGCTGGTGTACTTCAGTATACTCCTGCTCTTCAAGCTGACCTACAAGTTGACGATACTGGTAATACATTTGCTGGTTTGTTACATGGTCGTATCAAGGTATACATTGACCCATACTTTGGTGGCTACACAAGCAACCAAGAGTTGGTTACAATTGGTTACAAAGGATCTAGTCCTTATGATGCTGGTTTGTTCTATTGCCCATACGTTCCTTTACAAATGGTTCGTGCTGTTGACCAGTACACCTTCCAACCTAAGATTGGTTTCAAAACCCGTTATGGTATGGTTGCAAACCCATTTGCACAAGGTGCTACAGTTCCTGCTTCAAACGACAATGGCAAATTGTTGGCTCGTACCAACGTTTACTATCGTTTGTTTGGTGTTAAGAACCTCATGTAATAGTAAGAAAAAAAATCACCTCAGAGTGATATTTCAAAAGGACTCCTTTGGGGGTCCTTTTTTTTGCTTGTATAAATAACAGTATGACAGCAATTACTAGAATCCCACAGAACACCAACTACCTACAGCCAACAAAATATTTGTTGACTTTTGATAAAATTGGTACCGTACAATACTTTTGCCAAGCGGTAAATATACCAGGAGTAAGTATTGGCCAAGCGCCAATAAGTACGCCTAGTGCAGACATTTATGCACCAGGTAATAAAATTACTTACAATCAATTAAATATTGATTTTGCGGTTGATGAGAAGTTAGACAGTTGGCGTCAGATCCATGATTGGTTTCGTTCCATCGCAGCACCAGAGAGTTTTTCTGAAAGAAAAAGGTTAACTGATATACAGAATCAAAATAGGTCAGGTGGTTTAAAAAGTTACGGTGATGCTACATTAACCGTCTTAAATAATTTAAACAATCCAACACTTAGGGTTAAGTTTGTAAATGCTTTCCCTGTTTCACTATCAGACATACAGTTTGATACCAAAATGACGGCAGATGACATCATCTATGCCACAGCAACTTTTGTATTTGATTACCACATTTTTGAAACAATTTGAAAAGGAGTTTTGTAATGAAAAATATTGATAATTATTTAAAAGAACTTGCCGGTGAACTTACTGGTATAAGTTATAATGATCCAGCTATGCATTGGGGTAGTTTTGATTTAACCCGCAGAGAAGGTGGTGGTGACTGGCCAGCGACAGCAGTTACTATGGTGGGAATTCAAAGATTAGAAAATCTAAAATGGATTGCTGAAGAAATGATTCAAAATAATATTCCAGGTGACTTTGTAGAAACTGGAGTATGGCGAGGTGGTACATGTATTTACATGGCATCACTATTCAAAGAACACGGTGTTACAGATAGAAATATTTGGGTGTGTGATTCCTTTGAAGGTTTACCTCCACCAAATCCAGATTTATATCCTGCCGATGCTGGTGATACTCACTATACAATACCAGAATTGGCTATTCCATTGGAAGATGTTCAATCAAATTTTAAACGATATGGTGTACTGGACGATAACATTAAATTTGTCAAAGGTTTCTTTAAAGATACTATGCCAACTATTGAAGTAGAAAAAATTTCTATTTTAAGATTGGATGGCGATATGTATGAATCTACTATTGATGTTTTGGAGTATTTGTATCCAAGATTATCTGTAGGTGGTTATTGTATTATTGATGATTATGGTATTCCATCATGTGCTTTGGCAACTGAAGATTACCGTAAAAAATATAATATTACTGATGAAATGACTTTTATTGCTCCTTACAAATCTTCTTTATATTGGAAGAAAAGTGCTTGACAAATAATCCAATCTGTGTTATTATAGAGATTTAGGATAACATTTTATTATTATATTATGGAAAATTTAGAGCAAATACTAAAGTATTGGGAATCTGATACAGACATTGACCAAACCGAACCGGGTAAGGAGATGTTAAAAATTCCCAAACTTCACAACAAATATCTCTCCATTCTTACCAAACATAAGATTGCCTCCAAAAAGGCACATTTTGATTATCAACGTATGCGTAAGGTAAAGATTGAGTATTATTCTGGTCGTATGGACCAAGAAGAACTTGATGCTCGTGGATGGACACCATTTCAATTTGTATTAAAATCGGACATCAATGCTTACTTAGAAGGTGATGATGACATGATTAAAATGTTAGAGAAGAAAGTATACCATGAAGAAACGGTATCTGTGCTTGAATCCATTTTAAATGAATTAAAACAAAGAACTTGGCAGTTGAGAGAGTATATAGCATGGGAGAGATTTATTGGCGGACAATGATATTGTAATCTCTAAAAAGAATGAAGTATATGCCAAGATAACTTGTGAAAAACACATAGCACAAGAGTTGTCAGAGTTTTTTACATTCTTTGTTCCTGGTTACCAATTTGTTCCAGCATATCGTAACAGAATTTGGGATGGAAAAATAAGATTATATAATCTTCAAACATCACAACTGTATTTGGGATTATTAGATTATATTCAACAGTTCTGTGAATCAAGAAATTACACATATGAATGCGAAAACAATTTAGATACGGAAGACGAATACTCAATATACCATGCGAAAAAATTTATCTCAAAAATTAACCCACATGCTCGTGGCGAACCAATCGAAGTTAGAGAACACCAAATTAATGCCTTTATTCATGCAATGCAGAAACGAAGAGCGTTACTCTTATCTCCAACAGCTTCAGGTAAATCACTCATTATCTATCTTATCTTTAGACAACTCTGGCAATATCAAAACTTAAAAGGTCTTGTTATTGTTCCAACCACATCTTTAGTGGAACAGTTATTCTCAGATTTTGGTGATTATAATAATGATAGTATGGAAGAACACATACACCGTATCTATCAAGGCAAAGATAAAAACACCGACAAACCTTTGACAATATCGACTTGGCAATCTTTATATAAAATGCCAAAAGAATATTTTGAACAGTTTGATTATGTGATTGGCGATGAGGCACATAATTTTAAAGCACAGTCATTAACCACAATTCTTACATCTTGTATCAATGCCAAGTATCGTATTGGTCTTACAGGTACTTTAGATGGAACTAAAACACATAAGTTGGTGTTAGAAGGATTATTTGGTTCTGTTAAAAAAGTTATTACCACGAAAGAGTTGATTGATAAAGACCAACTATCTAATTTTGAAATTAAATGCCTTGTATTAAAGCACACCGATGAAGAATGTTTGTTGGTAAAAGATAAAACTTATGCTGAAGAAATTCAGTATCTCATTTCACATGAAACTCGTAATAAATTCATTAAGAATCTTACAGTTAGCTTAGGTAAAAATACCTTGGTACTATATCAAATGGTTGACAAGCATGGCAAGATCCTGTATGATATGATAAAGGATACAGAGAAAATTGGCAACAGAAAAGTTTTTTTTATTCATGGTGGTGTAGATACAACAGACCGTGAAGATGTTAGAAAAATTATGGAGGTAGAACAAGATGCTATTATTGTGGCTTCTTTTGGCACTTTTAGTACTGGTATTAATATTAGGAATTTGCACAACATTATATTTGCAATGCCGACTAAATCGAGCATTCGAACTTTGCAAAGTATTGGACGAGGTTTACGACAAAATGATGGCAAAGAAATAGCCACACTATATGATATATCTGATGACCTTAGATATAAGAAACATATGAATTATACATTAAAACACTTTGTGGATAGGACAAAGATATATAATGAGGAGAAGTTCCCATTCAAAATCTATAAGATAGGACTAAAAAATGGATAATATTAGAATAGTCAAACTACAGAATGGTGAAGATTTAGTAGGTACATTAACAACTAATGAATATGGCAACTACAGGTTAGAAGAACCTATGTCATTTGAAATTGATTTTCGTAATAATTCTTCTGGTTTAATTATGAGGCATTGGTTACCAGTTCAATTAATTAAGAAAAATGAAATTGAATTAACGCATAAAGATATAATAGCAGTATTAGAACCAGCAGAAGATTTCTGTGAATATTATTGCAATACTGTGGAAAAGATTAAAGATTTATTGGCAGCAAAGAACGCCATTGATAATTTAGATGATGATGAAATACAGGAAATGATAAATGAATTTGAAGAACTTAGGAACAATGGAGATACAATCCATTAATACTTTCAACCAAGGACATACTCGACTATACACACTTGTCAAGCAGATGTCAACAACATTATGTGGTAAACATGGCTACTAAACAAAAACATTATATAAACAATGCCGACTTTCTACAGGCTTTAATTGACTATCAAGAGGGTTGTAAGAAAGCAAAGAAAAACAAAACAGAACCTCCTCCTATTCCTAATTACATAGGAGAGTGTTTCATGAAAATTGCTGAAGGTTTGTCACACAAGCCAAACTTCATTAACTATACCTATCGAGATGAAATGATGTCGGATGGTATTGAAAACTGTTTAATGTATTTTGGCAACTTTGATCCTACCAAGTCAAAGAATCCATTTGCCTATTTTACTCAAATTATCTACTATGCCTTTTTACGAAGAATTCAAAAAGAAAAAAAACAAACTTATGTGAAGTATAAAGCTACTGAACAAATGGGCATATTAGATGAAATGGAATTGATGGAGTTTGAAGATGGTACTTCAAAGCAATTTGAACTCTATGATAATATTGCCGAATTTATTGAAACTTATGAAGGCGCCAAGAAAGCTAAAAAAGAGGTAAACAAGCCCAAAGGTATTGAAAAGTTTTTAGGAGAATGATATAATGTACAAAGTTAATTATACCTTGAGTGGTGGAAGCTTAAGGTTCAAAGCATTTGAAACACTACATGAGGCAACTGTGTTTGCCAATGAACAACCACTTGAATCAGTATTAGAAATTAAATATTATAATGATAACAGTCCCAAAAAACCTGAACGAAACTAAAGTAGCAATTATTACCGATCAGCATTTTGGTGCTCGTAATGATTCAATACATTTTTTAGATTACTATGAGAAGTTCTATAAGGATACATTTTTTCCCACTATTGATAATGCTGGTATTAATACTGTTCTCATCCTTGGGGACACCTTTGACCGCCGTAAGTATGTAAACTTTTATTCTTTGAAGCGTGCCAAAGAAATGTTCTTTGATGAATTGGCAAAAAGAAATATCAAAGTACATATGTTGGCTGGTAACCATGATACCTATTTTAAGAATACGAATGATGTTAATTCGGTTCAATTATTATTAAAAGAATACACCAACATTCATGTAATTGATAAACCAACTACAATTTGGTTGAATGATGAAAAATATCCTATTTGTATGATGCCGTGGATATGTGCAGATAATCATGATGATAGTATGTTTGTGTTATCTGACACCGATGCCAGTATTTGTATGGGACATCTTGAAATTTCTGGCTTTGCCATGAATCGTGGTATACCAAATTACGAAGGACTAGACCGTGGAATATTTAAAAAGTTTGATATTGTGTTTTCGGGTCATTATCACCATCGTTCAAATCAAGATAATATCCGTTATCTTGGCAATCCTTACGAACTCACCTGGCAGGATTATAATGATCCAAGGGGTTTTCATTTGTTTGACCTTGATACTCTTGATTTGGAATTTATTGAGAACCCCAATGTAATGTTTCATCGTATCACCTATGATGATAAAGAAAATAGTATTACCGAAATTACCAGTAAAGATTTAAGCAAGTATACCGGAACATATGTTAAGGTGGTGGTACTCAACAAAACTAACCCCTATCTGTTTGATAAGTTTATGAGTAATTTATATGATGTAAATCCTGTTGATGTTACCATTGCCGAGGACATAATTGACTTGACAGAAGGCTTAGATGATGATATAGTTAACCAAGCAGAAGATACTATTTCAATCATTAACAAGTTTGTAGATGGTATTAAAGAAGAACATATTAATAATGATAAACTCAAA